CTTGGTTCAAACAACCACACCCCATAGAAACTTCCCGCCGCTGAGAACCCTGCCAACTTAAGCACATCACGCAATGGCACTGTGGCCGTCGGATATGTGTACGTGTCCGGGTATCGTGCTCCCAACGCTTCAGGGAAAAACGGATCTGTCTGACTCAACAGATAATTCTCATCTAAAGCACTCATGCCACTCTTCTTAACTTTCTTCTGTTTTGAGCGCTTCTTATTTTTTGGCTTCTTGCGTCGTTTGTCAATGACGACAGTTTGTGCTTTGATCATTTTCTTTCGACGCACACATGGTTGTACTCCGTCCCATGATAGTATGTCACCGCTAAAACGTCTGCGGTGACTCTGGGCCATCAACGCATGTTGATTATACAAGGAGTGAAAAGCCACACCCCACGTGAAATTGACGTAACTCATGACTGAGAAAAATGAGTGGTACAACTCATGATGTTTGCACCCCATCTCCTCGTTCTCAGCCACACCATAATTATATCCTGAAGTTGCCGCTTCAAACACACTTGACACCCCAATTAGCTTTTCCGCCTCTTCAATACGTGGTACATCCTCAACTATATAACGCTCATACACGTCATGGTTCAAGGGTGTTGGATTAATTTCGTACTCAAGTTGCTCATTCTTATCAATCGGCATATCAAAGGTATCAATGGCCGCTTGTCTCAACAAAACATCAGTCAACAAATATGGACAATCTAATATAGTAACATTTTCACGTATCCAATTTTCAAGATCCAATATATAGGGAACTGACAAGTGGTATTTTGCACTAAACCAATCATATGTTTCACGACTTGGATAATAGCAATTCCCTCCTTGTGGGCGATACGGATTGTCAAACTTATGATCACGAATAACCCTCACACCAGCCTCACGAGCTGTGTCAGCTATTGATCGCAATATTTCGCCCAACACGGGTACGAAGCCAGCACTAGGCAACATCCCTAAGGCAATACCATTCAACAATTGTTTGAATTTTTTGGGATTATGTTGCCCTAAATTCACACCGAGTTTCATCAACACTTTAAAAGCATCGTTTCCCCAAATATAGCGTCCATCGACTGGATAGAACCATCCAGAACAGAATCCCATGTCAGCCACCGATTCACGATAGATGATGTTGATGTCGAAACCTAAA